TATTATGTAATATAATAGTATTGTATTTTATATTGTATTTTATATTATAAAATATAAAATAAAGGTTCTAGTTTTTTCTTTGAAAAATAAAATTGAATAATCGTATAATAGCGTCTTTAGTTAGAGTACGCAAGTCCGCCCATTCCTGACATAATGCGTAGTACGTTATAGTTAGTAGCATACACGCGTACAGTAGAACTTAGATTGGTACCGACAGCGTTGTTGCTCACAGTCAGGAGCAGAGTAGTGTTGTCGATACGAGATAAGTTACAGGTTCCGCTGGGTTGGTGTTGTTCAGGCTGTAGAGCGAAGCTGTACACGTTGATACCAACGGCAGGAATGTTGGTGTGGTGTTGGTAAGGCTGTACCCAGTTGAAGTAGTTACCATCACGCACCTGGAAGCGATCATGGCCGTTCAGCTGTAGCAGGGCAGTGATTACAGGGTTCTTACCGCACATACCTTCCACGCGAGTCACGGAGTAACCAGACTCGAGCACGCAGCGATCCCACCAGTCGCTGTAGTTGAATGGCTGCTGACCCTTCCATGGGTTGATGATGCTATCATCGCAGCTCACGAAGCTATCGCGCTGTACTACCCAGATTAGCTCTTTGCAGGGGTGGTTGAAGTTCAGTTTCAGCTTGTTGGCTGAGCTGGTGATGCTCTCACCACCAGTGAACTGTAGCACATCGATCAGGTATTCGTGGCTCACCTGGGCGAATTTGCGGCGCTCATCAGTATCTAGGTAGATGTAATCCACATACAGAGAGGCAGCAGCCAGACCGCATTGACCCACGCGGTTGCGGATAGCATGAGGATCAGAGCTGTTGCTGTAGTCCCAGCACAGGTTGTTTAGAGTGTTGAACTCCAGGTTGATGCGCACTTCATGGTACTGTAGAGCGATCAGAGGCAGAGCTAGACCAGGGTTGCGGCAGAACCAGAACTGTAGAGGAATGTACAGGGTGTACATAGGGGCACAGCTGGTGATCACCTCAGAAGTTAGAGGCTCGCCACCATAGCAATCATTATCGCAAGTGCTGCCACCCTGGTACAGTAGGTTAGTTAGTTCAGGCACGTTACCAACCATCTTGGCGTAACCGGCCTGTTTGCCAGGCTCCTGGGTTAGCTCGTTCCAGATGTGTAGCCAGTCACCATACTGCTTATCAATACGCTGACCACCGATTTCGATTTCCACATAATCGATCAGATTGTGACCGATCCAGTTCAGCCAGCGGAACTGAGCACCACTGCCATCAGACGGCTGTAGCTGTACCTGAGGCAGAGTGGCCTGTAGGTACATGCGGTGGATCAGATCACCATTGCGCTGAATGGTACAAGTCACCTTCTTACCGAAGTTAGGAGCACCGTTGAAAGGGTTTTCAATTGACTCCATAGCAAAGTTGGTGTGACGACGATATACGACCTTGAAAACAAGGAATACCCTTCCTTTCGGAATATTTTGAAGCAGTGATTTACAACAAAAAATCACATTTTAACTCATAATGAGTTTCGTCGTACTTCAGGGATTGGACTATAACTTAAGCCTTAGTTAAAAATACTAAGACCCATCAACATTTAGTCTCTGAACTGCATTCATGCTGCTTAAGATAATTAATTGCCATATTATATTTTTGTTCATCTGATAGTTTTTTTGAAGTGAAATATTTTCTTTTAAGTATAGGGTGATTAACTATCGCATATCCATCTGATTGATAATATTCTGGTCTTTCTTTTACGTATACCATATACATTGGTAGATCAGATCTTGTCAGTTTATGCGATGCTGAAAGTTTTAATTTATGCTCTATAGTCAAACTTTTACCATAAAAATGATGGTTTTTTCCAAGTTTGGATTAAGATATATTAAACTTTGTTTGATCACTACGTGGTTTTCCAAAATTATGATTTTTGTCACCTAATTTTGATTCGCGCATTCTTTGTCTTGATAATTCACTGTGTTTTCCTATAACACCTCCCTTTCTGATATTATAACCATTTGGCTCTAGTGTTGAAAATAGATCAATAAACATTATTTCATATGAGTCTAGTAGTTCATTATTGATTTCTAATAATATTTCAAACTTCATATTTTCTTTACCATATTTTCTAATAGCATTTTCAAGCAATATACAGCTATTAGGATATTTACAGTGTTCATTGAATCTTTTTTCACATTTTCTTATAGTCTGCCCTATATATCTTTTATCAGATGGAGATGTTATACAATAGATGAAGCCCATTAAGTATAACAATTAAATTATTCTTAAGCAGTTTAGAACTTGGCTGCGGATTGCCCATTTCAAATCGTAGATGATTATCATTTTTAACATTATTACCATACCTGAGTTATGTTCTCAGCCATATTCCTTTTTCAAAAAATATTTGGTAGTTAAAACTTTAGGGTGTTCCCGCAATTTGATGATGTCGCAATTTGTTAAACAAATTACTAGTAACTGTGGGTGTTTTACAAAATGTAAAACATTTTAGCTCCACTAACGGACTTTATCAGATGAGTATACTAATTATCATCTGCCGGTTACTTTTCAACCCCCTTCAAAATGTCGAGGTGATTTGAGGATTACCAGTTAGGTAGACGTCCTGTGCGCCATAAGCTACTAGTTGCATTAATCCCCCGCCTGTCATATTTTTTTTTTATACTCTTACATAAGAAAAAAATTTTGGCAAAATACACAATCATCTATTTTTTGAAATTTTTCGAAAACTCAAAAAATACATTTTCACCGGAGCCCAACTAAAATATACCGTAGTTTCTTATTAGTTTGTCCGAAGTTATAATTTCATAAAAATCCATTTTCAAAAATGAGGGATATTGTAATTGCCGGAGGAATTCCCCTGTAAATTTGATCGGTTGGTCCATTTTTAAAATAATAAACAGATGTCCACCGAGAAACCTAAGTATATTAGAAAAAAGTGTGAACATAATAAATATCCCTTTCAATGTAAAGACTGTAATGGTGTATCAATTTGTGAGCATAATAAGAGTAAATACATATGTAAGGAATGTAAAGGAATTTCATTGTGCGAACATAATCGTATAAAACAACATTGTAAAGACTGTAAAGGTTCTTCAATTTGCGAGCATAATAAGAGAAGATATCGATGTGTAGAATGTAAAGGGGGTAGTATTTGTGAGCATAATAAGGTTAAATCAAGATGTGTAGAATGTGAAGGATCAGAATTATGTAAACATAAAATTAGAAAATCAAGATGTGTAGAATGTCAAGGCTCAGAAATGTGCGAACATAAAAATCGTAGAAATAGATGTGTGGATTGTAATGGTAGTCAATTATGTGAACATAAAAAGGTAAAATCTATCTGTGTAGATTGTAGAGGGAGTCAGATATGTGATCATAATAAAATACGTTATCAATGTGTAGAATGTGGTGGAAAGCGTATATGTATACATAAAAAAAGAAAGTCACATTGTAAAATATGTGGAGGGTCAGCTTTATGTAAATCAGAATGGTGTGAAACAGTTGGTAATTCAAAATATGATGGATATTGTGTATTCTGTTTTGTTCATTTATTTCCAGATAGACCCACTTCTCGAAATTATAAAACAAAGGAAAAAACTGTCGCAGATTATGTTATTAATGAATTTCCTTTAGACAGATATACATGGATAGCTGATAAAAGAATTCAAGATGGTTGTTCTAGAAAACGTCCAGATCTCCTACTCGATTTAGGATATCAAGTTATAATTATAGAAGTTGATGAAAATCAGCATAGAGATTATGACTGTAGCTGTGAAAATAAGAGATTAATGGAATTATCTAAAGATGTGAATCATCGTCCAATAGTGTTTATCAGATTTAATCCAGATGAATATACAACTAAATGTACTAAGATACCATCATGTTGGAAAATTGATAAAACTGGTATATGTGTTCTAAAAAAGAATAAAATTACAGAATGGAATAATCGTCTACAAACACTGAAAGATCATATAGATTATTGGTGTCAAATTGAGAATAAAACAGATAAAACTATTGAAATAGTTCAACTCTTTTATGATACAGAGTGGGGGGTTTAAAAACCAAGTGCGCTTACCGTATAAGTAGATCTTGACTATGAGTGATAGTGCGTTTTTCAAAGTCAAAAATTCAAAACGTAGCAATCCTGAGGCTAGAACAACTCTTGACGCAATTCATAACCAAAAAATACAATCTATGTTAGAACAAAAGACGAATCTGAATGAATATAAAAATTCATTAGAAAATCTTAAAAGGAAAATATCAGAAACAATGTCAGATATTGAAATATGGAGACTAGAGAGAGAAGCTGAAAATCTAGAAAAAAAGATTAAAAGTATTGAAAATGGTTCTGAAATAATGGATTATTATCTTCGTACAGGTGATATATTATATAATTATTATGATATTCAAGATCAAATTCAACAAGGTACAAAAATATCTAGTTCAGTGAAGGCAAAACCTGGTTCAATTTTGGCAATTTTGGAGGAAGTTGCTCAGGGGGAGGGTCATGAAACAAAAAATACAATAATATCATCTTCAAACCAAAAAGGTCTACAGAGAAATCAATTACTAAATGATTATTTACAACTCGAAGATCCTACTATGGCTAGAAATACAGTTGAAGAATATGATGATATTTGGACAAACTGTGAAGTATGTGGAAATGAAATGATTATGTGTTTGAATGAAGCAAATCTTACTTGTTCAAAATGCGGATATCAGGATTTTATTCTAGTTGATAGTGATAAACCATCGTATAAAGACCCTCCTCGAGAGGTATGTTATTATGCTTATAAAAAGATTAATCATTTTAATGAGTGGTTGGCGCAATTTCAGGCGAAGGAGAGTACAGAGATTCCAAATGAGGTATATGATGCTATTTTAGTTCAGTTGAAAAAAGAAAGGATTACAAATATGGCTTCATTAAAGCCAACAAAACTTCGTGAAATTTTAAGAAAGATGAAGGCATCAAAATATTATGAACATATTCCACATATTATTAATCGCCTAAATGGTCAAAATGCCCCGTTTATGAGTCGCGAAGATGAGGAAAAATTACGTCATATGTTTCGTGAAATCCAGCCATCATTTAAAAAGCATTGTCCAAAGGGTCGTAGAAATTTCTTATCTTATGGTTATGTTTTATATAAATTTTGCGAATTACTTGAAATGGACGAGTATTTGGCATGTTTTCCATTATTAAAAAATCGTGATAAATTGTATCTTCAGGATAAAACATGGCAACGTATATGTCAGGATCAGGGGTGGCAATTTATTTCAACTATTTAATGATTATTTTACTATTAATTAATATTTATAATTATAATAATTATTATATTAACTATTTACGAATGATTTAATGTAAAGATACAATTTACATACCAGGGAAACCCACCAGACGGAATCCTAGACCCAGGCCTGCTCCCTGACGGGTAGTTACACCAACACTTGGGCTAACTGCGTCTAGGATAGCAAACACAACTGCGGCTAGTACAGCTAGAGTAGCTACTTCATCTAGGGGCAGAGCCTTTTTAGGGATAAAGATAGCGGCGGCGGCGATAACTAGACCTTCGATCAGATATTTAATAACACGGTTAACAATTTCAGCAAGTCCGTAGCCCATCATTTTCTATACTCAAACTTTAGAAAAAAACTCATATTACCAAAATAATTCCATATATGAGTTTAAAGCTTGAAAGCACACTAAGTATAGACTAGAATGACCGATAAACAGACACCAACCGTAGTTGAGGATTTTCTAGATGAAGATACTGAAATCCCTGGACAAAGATATGTTCTGCTAAGTTTTATCAGCCCGGAGAAAGTACTAGATAAGAAAGATCAGTTTTTCTTTAAGAAATTTCTAGAATCATATGAGGTTGACTGGAAAGTTAAGAATCTTGAAAAGTTTATGGTTGATGTTGTTAAAACTATTAATGATCAACTTGATGACCGTATTCGTGATCTAGAAAAGGCGGATCAATTTGACCAGGCAGAGATTTGTCGTAAAAATCGTGTAAACATTGAAACACTAATGAGTCAATATGGGACTTTTGTTCAAAAAAATAAGGCCGACATTACTAAAACCAAAATTGCGGAGGCATATGATGATTTCATGTTTGCGAATAAGACGAAACTAGAAGATGAATTTTATGCGATGAATGAATTCCGTACTTCCGTACGCGGTCTGAAGGTTCGAGGCATTTATGGCAATCCTAAAGAGGCTGAACTAAAAGCCAAAAAACTACAGAATAAGGATAAATATCATAATATTTTTATTGGCGATGTAGGAAAATGGCTACCATGGGATCCTCAGCCACATGAGGTAGCTGAACAGGAATATAGTCAAGATCAACTGAATAATCTGATGCGCAAATACAAGGAAAATGAAGATAATCGTGAAAAATTCTTTGAAGAGCGTACTAAAGGTTCAGGGACTAAGCAGGTATTTGGCGGTGGTAGTACAAATGCGTCTGATACATTTGGCAATATGTTTGCTGGTTCTGGTGATCTAGCTCTACAGCGTAAAATGGAGAAGCCCACTGTAAGTATTGAAAAGGTGGACGAATCTTCTCCTGAGGCAGCTATGCTAAATGAAGCAAGTTCTAAACAGGAATAAATATGTAATCAAATAACAAAATTATATTATTGAGAATAATTATTTTTTGTTAAAAAATATTTTATTAAAAAATATTATATTAAAAATTTATGAATAGTATCCCGTAGTTGGTACTGGGCCGCCTACATATGTAGGAATACATGATTGTGTGGTTCCATCGCAAAAGTATCCTTCGGGGCAAGGTTGACCATCTTCATTCGGAGAGCGGCATAAATAGTCAGTATTTGGATCAGGTCTCCATGTTGGTAATTTAGAGGCAGATCCGATAGCAGGAACACCAGCTACACCACCATCAGCAGTAGATGGCCCTGACTGATTTGTCATATCTTGAAATCCAGAAATAGCAAAATGCGCTTCCATATTTCCAATATAACGCACTACCATTGGTAGTAAAACTATTACAACTACTAGTAACACAAACATCGCGCCGATTCCCATTGATTTTGAACGAGCCATTTTCTAGCAAATAGTGAGGTTTTATTATTGAATATTTTGGAATCAAGATCAGGCATAATCATATCTAGTCGCAGGTAACATTGGTAGATCAGACAGAGGAGGCATCACAGGGGCAATATCTGATTTACAATATCCATTCATACACCGTATGCGTTCTCCTGAGCAAGACGGTAAATCAACACCACATCTTCCAACATCAACAAATGTCTCAGACATATTCGGCATTAATACTAAATACATCATCATTCCAGCTATTGAAATTATAAATATCATACCTGCCATGTGTCTAAGTTTTATATCCATTTCTTATAATTATTAATATTTCTTCTGTACTGTAATGGCAGGACCTCTTAGTTTGGTATTTGCTCTTGGATCATAATTATTAATATCTTCTTCTTCTTTGATACGTGCTAACATTTCAGATTGTCTCCATAGTTCTGGAGCACCCATTTTAAAATCACCATGAATATCAGCTTTATACCAGAAAATTGTATCTTCCAATTTATTACTCTGTGTGTTGTTATTAACAACTAGACATTCATAATTTTGAGTACACTGGTCCATCATTTGACAAAAAAATTCAAATGAAGGGAATGCGGATCCATAATTTGTATATAGTCGTTCTCTGTTATTTTTATAGGGTTCCCTTAAAATAAATACATAATCTACATTTGTACGGAGAGCAGGTGGAATACCGAGTGGAAACTGCATAGTAATAATAAAAAATACTTTTAACCAACGCCCATTCATAAAGAGATAACGAATATTTTTATCATGAGTCCAAGAATCATCGTACATACAATCGTCCAAAATTAAAAAGGCGCGCGGATCTATATTTGATTTAACTCCACGTTCGGATTCCTGTTGAATACGATTCATTACAAGTTTCTGACGTTTTACAAAATTTGCTAGAATAACAGGATTGTATTCACCATGAATAAACATAGGAGGTACAATCTTTTTAAAGAAACCATTTGACTCTTCTGTACCTGAAATTACACAACCCATAGGTAAATCTTGATGATGGAATAATAAATCACGTACAAGAGTTGACTTTCCAGTACGACGACGGCCAATAAATACTACTACCGCATCTTGCGGCACAGATTTCATTACGAACTTCCGGAGATTAACATTTACACCACCCTGTGTAGCCATTTTATTCTAGTACAAACAATAAATAACTAGTGCGCTTTACAAACGCATGTACAAGTCTATTAATGAAGAAGATGAATTCTATACTTCAAACACTTCAAAAACAAGAATGTAGAGTTCGAGATATATCTGAAAATGAGAAAAATGCTTTTTCAAACTTTACATTCTTACAACGTTATCACCCCGCAATAGATAATTTCAATATTCCCGATTTTTTAAATTCACATAAAAATATTGAACTACCATCAAAATATCATATTGATAACTGGATATCTCAAGATCAATCTAAAATATGGAATACAACCCGCATTTGTGATGGAGCTGCTTCTGAATCATGTAAAACATTTGTAAAATGTGTTCATTTACTAAATCCAATTGACCTTATTAAAGAAAAATATACATGCCCAGAACACCCTTTACTCCCACAAAGTGAAAAAACCTGGAAGAATACTTTTCTAAAACTACATAGTCATAATAATCAGGCATACGTTGATACTGTCGCTAATTTTGTGCTAAGTCGTTTTAGAGAATTAGATGTAACACCTCATTGTGTATTATATTATGGAGCATTAACTGGAATTAATAATAAATATCAATTTAATATATCTCAGGAATATGATACATATAGACAATGTAGATGGTTTTGGAAAGGAATAAAATCACATGGTGCTAGGTTAACTGTAATTAATGGTGACGCGGACATTGAAAATATTCCAAACTTTGAAGAAATATACAATGAAATTACTACATGCCCTTTTAGTGATGATGATTCTGAAACATCTGATGTTGAACTAAATTCCCTATCAGATAATGATAATGATATTTCAGATATAGAATCAATTAAATCATTTACATTTGATAATATTGAGGAAAATGCGAATAATGTTAAAGATATTTTTGAAATTAATAAAAAAATCATAAAACGTAGATCTATTAAAAAGGATAGTTCTGACGATTCTGATGATTCTGACGATTCTGACGATTCTGATGATTCTGACGATTCTGACGATTCTGACGATTCTGACGATTCTGACGATTCTGACGATTCTGATGATTCTATTGGAATTGATATAGATATTTGTTTAGAGATACCAAATATGCCTGTTATTTTAATTCAACAAGAAGCACAAGAGGGTGTTATGGATAATTTACTCGATGAAGATGAAATTGATAATTGTGAACGTGGTACTCAAGAATGGGAATTAAGATGGATTGCGTGGTTATTCCAGATAGTCGCGGCATTATCTTTTCTACAAAGTGCCATATGTTTCACACATAATGATCTTCATTCAAATAATATTGTATGGAGAACAACTGAAAAGAAATATTTATATTACAAAGCAAAAGATGGAACTATATGGAGGATACCAACATTTGGTAAAATATTTAGTTTAATTGATTTCGGTCGTTCAATATTTAGACTAGGGAAGCATTTATGGGTATCAGATGATCATTGGCCAGATCAAGATGCGGGTGATCAATATAATTTTGGACCATTTTTTAACCACAATAAGCCTAAAAATCAACCAAATCCTTCATTCGATTTATGTAGATTAGCAGTTAGTCTAATTGACGGACTATTTGATGAAAAACCACCAAAAAAGAAAGGTAAAAGTGTGTCAATTATGAGTCAAGAGGGAAATTGGAAAGTATATGAAACAAAATCTCAATTATTTAATCTATTATGGAATTGGACAGTTGATGAAAATGGTGCGACTATTTATGAAGATGAAAATGGCGATGAAAAATACGATGGATTTGATTTATATATTCGTATAGCACATGATGTACATGGAGCTGTCCCCAAAGATCAACTTCATAAACCAGTCTTTCAACAATTTAAATTTAAAGATACTATTCCAAAAAATGAAACTGTATATTCTCTTGGTATATAATATACATAAATGGTATAATATACATAAATATTATAATATTTTAATAGTAAAATAAA